TAGTATGTCTCGTTGGGTTTGCCCGGGGCTTCTTCACCGACACCCCAACGGCCTTCGAAGGCTGCAAAGCCTACCGATACGGCGTTGAGTGTGCCGTACTCCAGCTTCTTCCACACCTTGTCGGCTTTCTTGTTCATGCCTTCCGGCTCGAACTCCACTTCGACCATCAGACGCTCGCCATCCTCCACCCAGGCGCGGCCCTTGCCGATGATGGCGTCAGGGTCGTTGGAATAGTGGACATCGTGCATGTAACCGATGATAGGGTTCTTGTTGAAGCGGTCCAGATCCCAGCCCGAAGGCAGAAGGACGGTGCCGTAAGTGTCCTTAGTGGCATCCGATGCCACGAAGGTCATCTTGCGGTCTCCGCTCATCGTGCCGGCTTGCGACACTCTGGTAAATATTTCCTGTTTCATTCTTGTGAGTTATTTGCGGGTTCTTCCTCGCCCACCTTCATCTCGTTGGTAGGGTAGAGGTATTCTTCAAGGCCGGGAACTGCGGGCAGTCCCTCCAGGCGGCGTACCTCGTTGCGGTTCATCCAGCCGTCGAGGATAGCTCCGTGGTAGAAGTTGGCACGGGTGGCGGTGTCGCCCCTGAGCAGACCGTCGAGAAGGAACTTGACATCCCTCTCGCCGTAGAACATCTTTGTCTCTATCTCCACTTCCATGCGCTTCACCAGCGGGCGCAGAGTGTACTGCACGAACTGAATCGTCTGATGCTCGATGTTGCTGAAGGTGGCGTGGCTCAACTCTGCCAGCATGTGCGGCGGGATGTTGAGCATACGCGAGATGTCATCGAGGGAATAAATCTCACTCTCGATGAGGGCTGCCGTCACGGGGTCTACATTGACCTGCTTGAACTTGATGCCGTACTCCAGGAGCGGGGTGCCTCCCTCGCCGGTGGAGTTGTATCGCTTCAGGAAGTTCTGGTAGGCATCTTCGCCCATGCTGCCGTCCATCTCAAGCACAGCACGCTTGTCACCGCCCTTGCGGAAGTAGGAGGCTATAAAACGCTCTATGGCTGCACCTTTGTTCAGGGCGATGGCGTTGTACACTACGGGATTCAGACCAGTCACGCCGTCCATGGTGAACTGCATGAAGTGGAGCATCTTGTAGTCAGGGAAGGTGTCATTGAGGAAGGTCCTCGGATCATCCGACGGAAGCTGCACCTTGTACCACTTGTGGTCGTTGACCATGACTACGGTCACGCAGTCGGGGTGGACCTGATGCAGTTCTATGTCGCCGTTCTCGGGATCTCTGGCAATGACGGCATAGGCGTTGCCCCTGTTCAGGAGCCACGCCACCATGACGAACCAGAAGTCAAAGGTGTTGGTGTATGCGTTAGGCTTGATGTTGAAGGCGCGTGTCTCGGGAGTCTGCACTACTGACAGATCTCCGTTGTCCAGACGCTGATATGTGCGCTTCGGCAGCGCGGCTATGTTTTCGGCAATGAGGCGCACGCCGGCATAGTAGGCGGTCATCTTCAGGGCCGCATCGTTGCTCACCGACAGCCCGTAGTCGAGCAGCGGTGCTTGCAGCGACTCATAGGCCGCGGGAGTCCCCCTATATATGGCGCGTGTCTGCTTGTTCTGCCTTTTGAAAATGTCAAATATTCCCATGTGGGTGCGGTTTTCCTAAACAAAGTTGAACCGTACACATGAGCTACGACTGGACATTTGTCCATTTGTGCTATGGCTTATGTTTTTTTATGTTGCGATCTCGACGCTTGCGGAAAGCATCGAAGGAAGTGAAGCGGTGTTCACCGAACTGCGCGTAGTAGATCTCGTCGAGAATAAGGTAGACATCCTCCTGGGCTTTGCCGCCTTCGGAGTAGAGACGCCAGAAGGCCCGCGTGAAGTCACGCATCGTCACAAGGTCTATGGCTTTGATCTCGTCCATTACGGTATGATCCTTAGTGAGTGAGTCTCGTATGCTACCTTGTTGCTTGCGTTGATTGCCATGTAGCCGCCGATGGCGTTGATGAGGGCTATGACCCCGTCGACCTTGTGCCGGCTCTTGTTGTGGGAGCCGCCCTTGAAGATCTTGATGTTGTCGTTGGGGTCGTAGTAGGGGAGGGCGTTGCGGAACATCCATTGCAGCACCGGGTTACGCATCAGGTCTATGTCGGCAGAGGTGACGAGCCTTTCCAACTCCTTCGTTGGCTCCGACATGTTGCGGATGCCCTGGCTGAACTCTGAGAGTACGCTGTCAAGACCGCCGCGCTGCAATCCCTGTATGAGTCCGTGGTATGCCTTGTATGGGTCGAAGGCGAGGTTCTTCATGTTGTACTTGCGGCAGATCTGAAGGATGTCCTGCACGAGATAGTCTATGTCTATGACGTCTCCCTCGGTGGTATGCAGGTAGCCCAGCTGCTGCCACCGACGATAATCCTCGGTGTCTACTCCCTGTTCAACCTTCGCCTCCGGCAGCCAGTAGTAGGAGAGGACCGGCTTGTTCGGCATGGTAGGGAACCATAGCTCCAGGGCGATGATGTCGACATGGGAGGCGAAGTCGAGACCGCCGTAGCAGTCGCACCCCACCAGCGACGCCTCGTCCGTGCCATAGTCGCAGGCTGCCACCTTCTCTTCGCTGATCCATACCTCCGGGGCATCCACCCACATGTTCAGGTTCTTGGTCTTGAAGTGTACCTCCCTCTGACCGCCCTTGCTTACCGCGTCGGCGAACTCGCTCCGTAGGTACTCGAGGGATAGAGATACGCCCAGGTTGGGGTTGGCCTTCTGCCATGTGCGCTCATCCTTCCAGTCGTCGTCCTTGTCCGGCTCGAAGATCATGGCAAACTGCTGCTCATCTATGGCGGTGCCGTCAAGGATAGCCTTCAGGTGTTGCAGGTCCTCGTAGTAGGGTAGGTTGCGGTCAAGGCCTGCGGTGGTGATGGAGAACAGCAGAGGCTGACGGCGGCTGCCCATGCCGGTGCGTAGCAGCTCGTAGATGTCATTGCCCTTCCATGCGTGCCTCTCGTCGCAGATGCCGCACGAAGGGTTGAGACCGTCCTTGTTCTGGGTGTCCTTGCTCAGAGGCTTGAAGCTGCTTGCCATACGCATATCCACGATGCTGAACTGGTATGTCTTGAAGATCTCCGAAAGGGCAGGGGTGGAGTTGATGATCTGCTTGGCTCCCTCCCAGCACAGCTTGGCCTGGTTGCGGTCCACGGCAGCAGCATAAACCTCGGCCCCCGGCTCGTTCTCTATCTGGCTCATCATCTCTATGCCGAGACCTGATGCAAGGGTGGTCTTGCCGTTCTTGCGGGCCACCTCAACATCGGCTCTGAGGAACCGGCGGTAGTTGTTGTCGCACCGCTTCCATCCGAAGATGACAGAGATTATGAAGGCCTCCCAGCCTTCAAGGATGATAGGCTTGCCGGCGAACTCGCCCTTGCAATGGTGGAGCTTCGCGTAGAAGTTGCACCTGCGTATCGCTTCGCCCTCGTCATACCAGTAGGGGAAGTCAGGAGTGCGCTGACGGTCCAGGTCGCGCAGCTGCCTTTTCACCGCGGCTATCTCATAGTGGCCGGCAATACGGTCTCCGAACATCACCGCCTCCATGTATCGTGCTATCCTATCTCTGTAGTCTATCCTCATACTTCGATTGCGTCTTCAGTTATGTCCATGATGTCGCGCTTCTTCTCGTTCTCGTTCTCCAGCTGGAGCTTCATGCGGCTGGCGGGGGTAAAGCCGAATTGGGTGCCGTAGGTATTAATGTTCTTGCAGATCTTGTCGAATGTTTTTAGGCTCGGGTGTTCCGCGTAGCCTACATGGTTGCCGTGCTTGTCGTAGGTCTTGACATACCAGCCTTCCTTGTTGATTCGCGCCATGCACTTCAACGCCATGTCATAGTTCTGGCAGTAGATCAGCAGCGCATCCAGATACGAAGCCTCCAGCAGATGCAGTCCGATCAGGAACACGCAACGCTGGAGAAAAAGTTTCTGTCCCCGCTTCGTCAGTCGGCTGTAATCAAAGATGGCGTCCACTTGTTCCAGAGATGTCAGTTTTTCGCCCACGATAGCCTCGTGACGCTCCCTGCTCGGGGTGGAATAGCCCTTCAAGTCGAGCAGTCTCTGTGGTTGTTTTGCCGGTCCTCGTTTTCCCATGTTACCTAAAATTTGAAAACTTGTCTGTGTGTCTTCGAAGG